CCGCAAATATTGTGCGTTTAAATCACTTAGAGGGGGGTCAACCAAATAGGGAATTATCCCATTATGAAAAAATAGCTAAATTAACTTATGTCCCAAATTGGGAATCACCTAAATAGAGTACCATGAGACACATTATTTTAACACTAATACTTATTGCTGCTTTTGCATCTCAAGCCATAACAAATAGTAATATTATATCCCATTATTTGTTATGTGTTTATGCAATTATAAATTCTGTTTGGGATTTAGCATCACTAGAAAAAAATAACTACCTATGAAACATCAAGAATATTTAAGTAAGAAAGGAATAATAATCTTCAACGAAATAGCCACTCATTTAGAAAGAGCTGGCATAGAAGAAGTAGATAGTTACAAGCTGTCAATGTTGGCAGATGCCTTTGATGATTACAGCGAGTTTACTAAGAAGATTAAAAAGGATGGTGTTGTTAATAAGCACGATCAAATCAGTGGAATGGTTACGGCAAGAGACAAGGCTTTACAATCTGTAATTAAGTTATCCCCTTCTTTTGGGATTGACATTTCTTCCAGGGAAAAGATATCAGCATTTGCAAATACTAAACAAAAGTTACCAAACATAGGATAATTAAACAAATAAGACTATGACAAATCAAGACATTTTAAACACTTACGGCATCCAACATAAATCATTTTCTCTTGGATTAAGATGCTTTATAATTGATTTTGAAATAACAAAAGATCAGTTCATGGAGCTTATTGATTGTCAAGACGGCTGGGAAGTAGAGGTGAACGGTGATACGTTTATTGAGTTAACCGCAGACGGCACTTCAATTGAAGGGCAGCTTCCTAGTGTTTCCGGTACGGTTGGATTTGATACTCAATTACTTTTAGATGATGAAGACATTAGTTATGAGGGCTTCAAGCTCTGTACACCTATAGAACGTCTTGAAATTATTAAAGCATTTTTGTTTGGGAATCTTTGCGCTTTGAGTTATGAGGGCTAACGGTTTGGGTATGGTTAGTGCGATTTAATTAAAACTAAAAATAATATTATGAGAACAGAACATTTAGATAATAAAATAAACGAATTAGAAACTTTAAGAAGTAGAGGTGAACTTACTTATATGGGTGGTGAAATGCTAAGTGAATTTAATGAGATAAAGCAAGCATTAACTATACCCGTTGTTATTGTGCCGAAGGGAACGTTGTTTTGCGGTGAATGTGGTAACAAACGTGAGTTAATAGTAGAAACCGATTTGAATAGCGGTAGAACTTGCAAGAGTAGATTGTGCAAAGCAAAATAATGCACTTTAACGTTCTTGATAAGGTGTCGTGGCTACCTGCAAATGCCTCATAACTTTCAAACACAAATGACATGAGTGAATTATTTGAAGACCCTAAAACCACAAGCCATGCACCCTTATCTGGTGTTGTGGAGAGTTTGTGCGAGGATTGCGGATGTGAGGTAGAATATCCAGGTGCTAGTTATTGCGAAGACTGTATGGAAGCGGATAGACACTACTACGAAGAGGATAAAGATTATGACGACTTTGATTGCTCATGCGGTGCTTGGCAATGGTCGGAAAATGAAGCAAAACCTATCCATGTGGCTGATTGTTGTTGCGGAAGTAGTGAGCCGTGGTAATTCTCCACAACATCGAAATAAGATCCGTTATTTTCATAATGGATTCTTATAAAGTGTTAGCATTATAAAATTATAGAAATGAAATAAAAAATTGAGCCTAATATTTTAGATGAAATGATTCAATACATTGAAGTAATGGATCAAGGATTAGAACATTCAAGAGGTAATTGCAGAAGTGTATTTGCATTGGCTTGATAAGATAAACGAAGAAGAAAAGATATACAATAATCTTACAAAATGTGACTTTAGTTTAGGAGGGGCAAACACACAAATTACAGATTCACGTACAGGCGAAATAATAAAGCCTTATGGCATTACAGTAACTAAAACATAAATCAAGAAAATATGACAGCAGTAGAAAAACTTTTAGAAGAAGCAAATTCATTAGGCATTAATGTTGTAATAGAAAGGTTTAAACCAACAATTAATTTAAGGTGGGAAAATGTAGTTGTAGGTATTTACGGAGGTAAAGAATATAAAAAAAAGGAATTGCAACAACTTTGGAAATCTAACACAGGCTTAGAGGAATGGAGACAAATTGAATTTGCAAGGTAGTATTATTGTTAATAAATAAATAAAACATAGATAACAAAATTTGACAGCAGCAGAAATTTACGCCAAAAAAGTACTCGAGGGTAAGGTAGTTACTAGCATCTTTATTAAGCAAGCAGCCCAAAGGTTTCTAGACTTCTTAGAACGTGATGATATTGAATACGATATTGTCACGGCTAACAAAGTAGTTAATTGGATTGAAGGTAATCTAGTTCACTGGGAAGGCGAATGGAGAGGCAAACCATTTATCTTAGAGCCTTGGCAAAAGTTTATACTTCAGCAAATTTTTGGATTAAAAAAAGAGGGTAGGAGGTTAATTAGTAAGGCGTACATTCAAGTAAGTCGAAAAAATGCAAAGACTACACTTTCAGCAGCAATAGCAGCGTATCACCTATTTGCTGACACAGAGCAAAGTCCACAAGTGTTAGTAGGTGCTAATAATGAAGATCAGGCCAAACTATGTACAACGTGTTGTGCTAACATTTTAGAGATATCACCAAAGTTTAGAGGCTACATTGACAACAAACTAATCAAGATATTTAGATTCAAAGACAAATGTTCATCCATTACCTACCCAAAAAATAATGGAAGGATCGAAGCTATATCAAGAGACCTAAAGACTAAAGATGGTTCTAACCCTTCTTTGGGAATCATTGACGAATACATGGAAGCAGATAACCCGGGGTTATTAAACGTTATTAGGTCCGGCCAAGCAGCAAGGTTAAACCCTTTGTTGATTGTAATTACTACAGCAGGGTCCAAAAAAGAGGGGCCATGTTATTCACAGTTAAGAAAAGTTTCTGTAGAAGTACTGAACGGATTAAAAACGGATGATAGCCAGTTAGCAATTATTTACGAACTAGATGCAGGGGATGATTACAGAGACCCTGCAATAGCAATAAAAGCTAACCCTAACTATGGCGTAAGTGTTTACGCTAATTATTTAAAAGAAAGAGTTTTAGAAGCTAAGAACGAAGGAGCAAGCAAAGAGGTTGATGTACGGACCAAAAACTTCAATGAATGGACCGATGTTAGTACCGTTTGGATTAGCGACCATATATGGATGAAAAATAACACAGTACCCATAACAAATGGTATTACATTTCATAGCGGTTTAGATATTGCGGTAATTCGTGATTGGTCCGCGTGGGTACTTGTAGGAAAAGATTTGGCCGGAGACTATCATATTCACCCTTATTTCTGGATCCCAGAAGAAACCGTACAATACAAACTTAAAAATGAGAATAGTAATCTACTCGATTGGATAGAACAAGGCTTAGTTTTCACTACTCCGGGGAATGTAACAGACCATGATTTAGTTTCTCAATTTATTTTAGAAAAAAGCAGAGAGTTAAATGTTCAGGATGTTTTAGCAGATAAAGCATATTGCATCAGTATAATGAATCAACTTAACGCTGCTGGGTTAGAATGCTTGGCCGTTAACCAAACGCCAACACAGTTAACGCAGCCGACTACTTTATTCTATGAGCTAGTTATGGAAGGTAGAATTAAACACGGTGGGAATCCAGTGCTGCGTTGGATGATGGCTAGTTGTATTTTAAAAGAATACACTAGTGGGTTGAGTAAGGTTATGAAGGAAAAGAACACTAAGAATAAGATTGACGGTATTGATGCCTTGATAAACGGGTTAGTACCTTATGCAATAGAGCAAGAAGAAGTACCCCAATTAATAATAGGCAAATGGTAAATCTAAACAAAAATATACATGAATAAAGACTTCGAAGGGTGGCAAATGAGTTTTACTAAGTTTAACGGGCAGTATGAGGATAACACGATTATTTGTAATACGTACCAAGAAGCGTATTACTTGACCGAAAACAACCACATAACGCTTACTGGATCGTCTAGGTACAGCAATTATGATAGTTTTAGAATGTTTAGAAAGAAAAAGCTAACTAAAACTAAGAAGAAATGAAACTTAGTTTCATTATTATAATCTAAACTAGTAATAATTTTACTCTTAATAATTCATTGAGAGTGGCAAAACAGGCGTTTTTACAAAAAGTTTGGAATAAAGTAGTCTATAATCCTGATTACAAAAGGGGGATTACATTTGCTGACGCTGATACCCGACAAGCGTGGAACACTTTTTTAGGTGTTTCCGACTCAGATGCAGGGGAAAAGGTTACCGTTCAGTCTGGTTCACAGATAGACACGGTATTTTCTTGTTTTAATGCGTATGCTCAAGACATATCCAAATTACCGTTCAATGTACGTCAAAAAGTAGGTGAAAACCGTATTGTAGTTCAAGATAACGAAGTACAATACTTACTCAATAAACGGCCTAACGAATACACTTCAGCCTCAAATTTTAGATATAACATTGTTTTTAACATGTTTTCTTACGGTAATGCTTATGCTATTATCAAAAGAGGCTCAAATTTAAAGGCAGAATCACTTCACATAGCTCACCCAAACGAGGTCGAGCCAATGATAGTAGAGGGTGAAGTCTTCTATCAATACAAAACGTTATTAGTGAAGGCAGAAGATATGCTTCACTTCAAAATATATTCATTTGATGGGTTATTAGGTGTTTCACCTATTATATGGTGTGCCAACACTATAGGCTACAGGCTGAAAATGAATAAGTACACAGCAAAAGTATTAGGCAGTAAGCCAGAAGGGTTGTTGACATTTGATCAGGCGTTGAACGCTGAGCAAATGAAAGAATCTCAAAAAATGTGGACTAGCATGGTTCAAGAAGATGGTCTAGGAGGTACGGCTGTTTTAGGTGCTGGTGCGAAATACCTTCCTTTTGCGTTGAATCCAGATGTGGTTCAAATGATTGAATCGACTAATCTTAGTGATGAAAGACTAATGGGCATTCTTAGAACGCCTCCTACAGTTATTCAGAAATATTCTGATTCAGCATTTAAGGGACCCGAACAGCAAGACACTGTATGGCTCAAATACAGCATCACACCAATTCTTAAAATTATAGAACAAGAGTGTGATTACAAGCTATTCCCAGAAGCAAACAAAAGATCCTTAACGCCCCTTTACACTAAGCACAACATTAAAGAGATGCTTAGAGGCTCTATAAGGGAGCAGGGCGAATGGTACAGGCTAATGGTATCAATAGGAGCTTTTTCTATTAATGATGTGCTAGAAATGGAAGATAGAATGGCTGTTGAAGGCGGTGATTTACGTGTAGTTCAGTCCGGTTTTATCCCTATAAACAAGCTAGAAGAGTTTTACAGCAGTAAATCTGCTTCTACAGGGAATGATGATTTAAGAAAAATGGGCTTTGATTTGGATTATTTGAAGCAAGCGATAGAACGGCAAGAAATATTAAACGCACATGAGTAAGAAAGATTATATAAACAATATAGAAGGAGCGGAACGAAGGTTTTTCACTTCTGAAATAAGATCAAGCAAGGAATCAAGAATGGTAGAAGGTTATGCTGCTGTTTTTAATAAAGAATCTAGAAATCTAGGTGGATTCGTTGAAGTGATAGAAAGAGGTGCTTTTGATGATGTTATACATGATGATTTGGCCGTGGCCTTATTTAATCACGATAATAACATGATTCTAGCAAGGAATAACCGAACAATGACCCTATCTGTAGATGAAACAGGGCTAAAATATGAGTTTGAGGCACCTAATACTACAGCAGGAAATGACTTGATAGAGAATTTAAGGCTAGGAAATGTGCTAAAATCATCCTTTGCCTTTAACGCTCAAAACGGTGATAAGTGGGAAAAGAGGGATGGTTTACCAAGTTTACGGACAATTCAGAAAGTTTCAACACTTTTTGATATATCCCCAGTGGTATATGAGGCTTACCCGGACACTTCAGTAGCTAAGAGGTCATTATCTCAAATAGATAAATATGAATCAGACATTGACCTAAGTAATAGGGAGATGAAGCATACAATAAATAAAATCAAAAATAAAATAAAAATAGGATAAAACAACAATGGCGAGATTAAAAGAAGTAAGAGAGGCAATTGAGTCCAAAAATCAGAGACTTGATGACATCGAAGCATCTTGCAGCAAGGAAGCAAGATCATGGAACGATGAGGAGAAAAAGGAAATCAAAAACATCAATGATGAAATTGATTCTTTCATTGAAGAGCGCAATATGCTTGAAAAAGAAGAAAAAAGGAAAGCGGAAAGAGCTAAAGAGTTGATAGCTAGAAAGGCAGACGAAGACAAAAAGACCGAGGACGAAGAAAAAGAAGAAAGAAGTTCTAAAGTTGAAGTAACGGCTGGTAATCTTAAAACCAAAGAAGCAAGAAATGCGAAAGTTTTCTCTATGCTTCAGGCGTATGTTTCAAATGATTATGATAAATTGTCAGAATCTAGAAAATCCTTATTTGAAGGCGGTCACTTTGGAGAACACAGAAGTTTTAACACTTTAACCGACACTAAAGGCGGTATTCTAGTTCCTTCGATTATATCTAGTGAGATTATGGATATTGAGCAGAGTTATGGTTTTATACCTCAATTCGCCAATAACTTAGGAGATATTGGACAAAGTGAAATTACGGTACCTAATATCTTAGGAAGACCAACGTTCACAGCAGTAAATCAAGCAAGTGCAATTTCTGGTTCAGGATTGAACTTAGGAGGTATTACACTTAAGCCTTTAAAATGGGGTGCGATTATCGACTGGACAAACGAAGTTGATGAATCTGTTGGAGCAAGATTATTGCCTATAGTTCAAAATAAGATAGCTGAAGCTTTGGCCTATGTGAAAGATGACACTTTTATTAATGGTAACGGTCAGTCAACTTACAATAATATCAAAGGATTAACTACTCTAGTTGGTGCTGTTAATTATGTAAGACAAGCAACGGCTGCGGGTGGTCATATTTCATTCGACACTATAACGGCTGATGATTTTTTACTACCGATTGAAAATGTTACTCCAGGGAAAAGAGCTGGTTCTGTTTTCTTAATGCACCCTAATTTGGTGTTGAAATTGAAGAAAATTAAAGACGGTCAAGGAATGTATATATACGGCATGCCTTCGGAGCAGTCACCAGTTGGAACATTGTTTGGCTACCCAGTCATTACAAGTGAGGCGTTTCCTTTTACAGATGGAACTTCCGAAACTGTTTGTGCTTTTGTTAATCCTTCATCTATAGGATACGCAAATGGTAGAAACCTTAGAGCGGATGTGCTTAGAGAAGCTACGATTACAAATGAAGATGGTTCTTCTATCAATTTAGGTACAACTGACGCACAGGCGTTAAGATGGACCGCTATTTTTGATATGAAATTGGATAACAACACCAGATCAACAGCTTCAACAGCTCAAGGTGCTTTTTCAGTTCTTAGAACCGCAGCTTCATAATAACAAAATAATATAAAAATAATAAAAAAATGGGAGCAATAGATATTAAATCAAATGTAGGGTTAGCAGTACTCCACTCAAAAGTGGCGGTAACTACTACCCAGTCAATTCAAGGAAGCGCAGTTAGTGCTTTCCATGGGGCTACTTTTGTAGTGGACTGTGGAGCGCATACGGCTGATGACTTGGTAGTAACCTATCAGGAAAGAGACGGTTCAGAAGCATGGGCAAACATAGCAGAAGGAAGCTTAGAGGGTACAGGAACTTCACAAAGTAGGGCTTTAGTTGCTGGAGATGCAAACACGCAAATCTTTACTGGCTATAAAGGCAACAAAGAGCAAATAGGCGTAGTAATTACCGATAGTGGTACTGGTTCAATGGTAGTAGGGGCTTATGCCATCAAAGGCTATCCAAAGGACCGGCCAGAAAACTAATGAAGTTTAGGATGAAATATTATGGAAGCTTTGCCGGATTAATGTCCGGCAAAACCTACCATTTTGATAAAGATCAGATTATAGAAGCTCCTGAAGGGGATTTTGATGAGTTAACCGGATTGGTTGAATCAACTAAGAGAACGGTTAATATTTCATCTACTGAGGTAGAAACAGCAGCAATAGCACCACAAACAAGCAAAAGAGGACGTAAGAAGAAAAAGTGAAGTTAAGTTATTCTCGATCAATCGCACCAACAGTAGAGCCTGTTAGTGTATCAGAAGCCAAAGCACATTTAAGAGTCGATCATTCAGATGAGGACTCCTATATAAGTACGTTAATTTCTGTAGGTAGAGAGATAGCTGAGCAGTACACAAATAGATCTTTTATTAGTCAATCTTTAGTTGTCCAATTAGATGAATTTTCTAGCAGTAATGTTGGGATTGAGCTAATATACGGAGCGGTTAAAAGCATCACATCAGTAGTTTATTTTGATGCAAATAACGACTCACAAGTTTGGGCTACTAGTAATTATAGGCTTGACTTGGTGTCAAAGGTTAATGAAGTGTTTCCGGTTACATCGTGGCCTGAAACATACACCAGACATGACGCTATAACCATAACATACGTAGCTGGCGAAACAGACGCTACAACTGTTAATAAAAATGTAAAGCAGGCGATATTAATGATTGTAGGCCATTTTTACGAAAACAGGCAAGAGGTTATAGTAGGTAGTCAAGTTAATATGATGCCTAAAGCTTCAGAGTATTTATTAGCAAGCGAAAGGATTTTTCATGTTGCGAAATAAAACTATAAGAGCAGGAGAGCTAGAT